TTTAACTCCGCAGTCTTCACTAATTTAGCCATTGTTAGGTTTCCTTTCATAATGGCATTGATACAATAGAACGCACCGTAAACGATGCGCTCCGTTGTGTCAACGCACAAAACTTATTGCGCCAGGATGTACCCATTCCCAATAACCGTCGTGCTTTACAGCCCACTCGACAAGCTCCGGGTGGATGTAAGGGCCGTCCGCTCTATACTCTCCGTAATAATCCATGATGTTATCGCCATACTCGCCGCTTATAAGCAAGTCACCGTCCTCCGATATGAAAGCGTGCGGCTGTTCTCTTACGTCGTCAAAATTGAGTATCTCGGGTAATGTCTTCAATAATTCGTCCATCTGTTTTCCCCTTTGTTCAGTTTAGACAGTTTGTCTCTATCTCTATAGGTTCTCTATTACTCTCAAATCCTAGCATCCTGTCCAAATCATCACAAGCATTATTTTGCATATTATGCATTTTTATTCTGGCACGATATTTGTCTAAGCAAACGCCATGCCAACTATGCTACATTCGCGCAGTTTATTTTCACATACCCTAGGTAGTCTTTTGCCAACGCGCACCAGCGGGCTTCTGAGAGCGTTTTAGGACCATATGCACCAAACGCATACCTGTATATGCATCCATTCACCAGACGCATACCATGCAATTTCAATGCCAAACTATGTTCAATCGGCACACACACGCACACTTTTGAAATATTTGTAGCAATCCTGCAACACTGTGACACTATTGCAACAGTAGTGTTACACAATTGTCACACTGTTACCCAGATGCAACACTGTGACACTATTGCAACAGTGATGTATTGGCAACAGTGTTGCAAATTTGTCACACCATTGGGCGTTCACGTTTTGTTCTTTTGTCGGATCTGCTTTTGTTCACGTTTTGTTCTCAACCTTGGACAAACCAGGAACAAAGAGAGAACGCGACCCCCCCGGCGGTAGTTAATTACTTTATAGTCCAGTGCGTTCATTCCGGGGGACATTTTGAAAACCTATTGACACAATTGTAAATCTGTAGTATAATAACACTATGAAATATATTCCTGGATACCTTGGTGGCACACCTGTAATAGTGCTTACATTACGAGAACAAATCGTAAACAAACTGAGAAAAACCACATGCCGAAAACAAGAAAGTTTGCCAGCTACGAAGACCCAAAACCTTTAGACAAAGAGATGACCTCTAAAGAATATGAGTTTGTCGTCCAGTTAGTAGACAAGCACCTAGAGCCTGAGCAAGCGTTTCACGCAGCTGGGTACAAAGCTGAAGGCTCTCATGCAGGGCATAGGTCCAAGAGGCTACAGCGGCACCTTTGGCTTCATATTGAAAAGCGCATCAAGGAAAAAGTAGGCGAAACGGCAACACTTGCCTTGTCTGTCTTGGAAAGCCTAATGCGAGAAGCTGATTCTGAAAATGTTAAGCTAAACGCTGCCAGAGATATCCTATCAAGGGCTGGGTACGACGCTATACATAAACAAGAGACAGTTGTTAGGGAGATTTCTGAGCTTACGGACGATGAGCTAGACGAGCAAATCCAGCGTCTTTCTGAGAACGTGGTGCCTTTGCGTGGCAAGTAAAGAAGAAATTTTAAAGCTGCTCCAGGAAAAGCAACGCCGGTTCGAGACAAGGCGTATTGAGCATTATGATCCTTACGACTACCAAACTAGATTTCATTTGGAAAGTAAAGATTGCGCTCAAAGAATTTTAATGGCTGCAAACAGAGTAGGGAAAACCTATTGCGGAGCAGCTGAAACGTCTTATCACTTAACAGGTAGTTATCCGAAATGGTGGAAGGGTCGCAGGTTTATCAAGCCTATCAGAGCATGGGCAGCTGGTGAATCAAACGACACTACAAGGGACATTATTCAAAAAGAGCTATTTGGCAACCCACAAGACCCCTTGAAAAAGGGAACAGGTGCAGTACCACTGGAAAATATTGTAGAAACCGTTCGTAAACCAGGAGTACCAAATGCTTTTTCTAGCGTATTGGTTAGACACAAGAGCGGGGGAAACTCCCAGATTAGTTTTAAGGCATATGAGCAAGGGTTTGAGAAGTTTATGGGCGAGGCTATTGATGTTGTCTGGCTTGATGAAGAACCTAAGCAGGAAATATTTTCCCAATGTATAACCAGGACCGCAGATACAAATGGCATAGTCTACATGACCTTTACCCCAGAACGTGGGATGACGTCAGTAGTAAGCAGTTTTATGAACGATCTAAAGCCTGGGCAGAGCTTGATAACAGCAACCTGGGACGATGTGGAACACCTAGACGAAAAAACAAAAGAGCAACTTTTATCAGTTTATAGCCCTGCTGAAAGGGATATGCGTTCCAAGGGAATACCTGTATTTGGCTCAGGATTGGTATTTCCTGTATCTGAAGACGATATTGTATGTGAAGATTTTGAAATACCGGATTATTATCCAAAATTGGCCGCTATTGATTTTGGATATGACCACCCCACAGCAGTTTCTTGGGCAGCGTATGATCCAGATGATGATATTATTTATATCTACGATGAACACCGGAGAAGCAAAGAAACACCACTGACTCACGCAGCTGTGTTAAACTCAAGAACACCGGGGATACCAGTAGCGTTTCCCCACGATGGGTTACAGCATGACAAAGGGTCGGGAATACAGTTAGCACAGCAGTACAGAGACCTAGGCGTATACATGCTACCTGATCACTTTAGCAATCCCCCTACGGAGGGTAAATTAAATGGTAATAACTCTATTGAAGCGGGCCTTAGCATCATGCTGCAACGCTTTGAAACTGGTCGCTTGCAAATTTTTATGTCTTGTGTTGAAACCCTTGAGGAAATGCGTCTCTACCATAGAAAAAATGGACGAGTGGTGCCGATTAAAGACGATCTTATAAGCGCAATGAGATACGCTTCCCTTTCCATAGAGCGGTTTGGAGAACAAATGAAGAACAAAACGCACTACAGGAAATACGGGTTTGAAAAAGAAATCAAGTACTCCAGTGTAGGGATCGTATAATGGACAAAGAGAAAAAGCATGGCTCATAACCTAGACGATGATGAAATCCTATCGATAGTCGAGGGAGAAATTAATGGCTCCTCTGACTATATGGATTCTGAAATTAGCTCCCAACGCGAAAAGGCAATGGAGTACTTTTACGGGGAGCCTTTCGGAAACGAAGAAGAAGGTCGCTCTCAGGTTGTTGTAACAGACGTTCAAGATACCCTGATGTGGATGATGCCGTCCCTGATGCGTATCTTCACAGCTGGTGACAAGGTTGTCAGGTTTGTTCCGGAAGGTCCAGAAGACGAAGACGTTGCAGACCAAGCTACTAAGTATGTAAACCATGTTTTTTATAAACAAAACGATGGTTTTATGGTCTTATACAATATGTTCCTAGATGCCCTGATGCAAAAGGTAGGCGTTGTAAAGCACTATTGGGAGGATATTGAAAAAACCACAACTGAAACATACAAAAATTTAACAAACAACGAATATAATTTATTAATACAAGACGAAAAACTAGACGAAATCGAACATACGGAAACTGTTGTTTCAAAACAAGCACTCGATCCCATGACAGGCGAGCCTGTAGAGATCGAAGAGATTTCGCACGATGTTACCTTTGTAAGGTCGGTAATGACTGGCAAAGTCACTGTTGAAAACGTACCTCCGGAAGAGTTTTTAATAAACAGAGGTGCTAAGACGCTTGAAGACGCTAGGTTTATCTGTCACCGTTCGCACAAGTCCAAAAGTGATTTGTTAAAAATGGGCTATGATGCAGACGTTATAGATTCCCTCCCAGGATATGTCGGAGGTGCTGACGATATTACAACGTCTCAAGAGTACATGGCTCGCCACGCTTACGATGCAACAGATGTCTATCCTAATCAGGCTTCTGACGACTCAGAAATGGTTGTTCAGATATACGAGTCATACATGAAGATAGACATGGATGGTTCTGGTATTAGCGTCCTGCATAAAATTTGTCATGCTGGTAACGAGTTGTTAGATATTGAGCCAATTGATTACATTCCGTTTTCTACAATTTGCCCGATTCCAATCCCGCACAAGTTTTTTGGATTAAGTGTCGCAGAGACAGTACAAGACATTCAACTTATTCGTTCTACCCTGACTCGTAACTTGTTAGACAATATGTACCTTGCCAACAACGGTAGGTTCCAAGTTGTTGAGGGTCAGGTAAACATTGACGATCTTTTAACAAACCGCCCAGGTGGGATTGTTCGCACCCGTAGTCCTAATGCTTTAACGCCTATTGTAACACCTCCTTTGAGTGGTGACAGTTTTAAAATGTTACAATACTGGGAGGATATTAAAAGCGGACGCACTGGGGTCAATCCTAAAACCCAAGGGTTGTCGGCTGATGTTTTAAAAACGCATGTAACAACGGGCGCAGTAACAGCTGCCTTGACAAATGCACAAGGACGGTTAGAGTTAATTGCTAGGATATTTGCTGACACTGGTGTTAAAAACTTATTTAAACAGATTTACAATCTTATTCAACGCTACGAAGATCGTAAAAAGGT